CACTTAAAACAAAGAAGTTCTATGTTTTTGATCTCATTATTGCCTCGGTCGTGGTCCTTATGATGGATCTCCAGTTTTTCAGTCGACCCGCAAATTGAGCATTTAGATCCCATCAAATTGAGGAGAATTTGCCGTGTTGACACTTAGTATCCCTTCTTGTCAAGGTACTCCTTGAGGGCCTCTTCGACTACGTTCTTGAGTTTCCCGTATTGGGAGTCCGGGTAGGTGTCGAAGAGGTATTTTCGGACCCTCTTGTTGAGTTTCTCGTCGAGGATTATGTTCAGCTTCGGCATGGTTCCCATTACATCTTTCGCCAATTAAAGCATTATCACATCCCACATTTAAATATTATGCAATTCTATAATTCCACAATCCTTAAATATTAACACTGTAATGCTACATTTGAGGTTAGTAAGAATGGGAAACAGAGCGGCGCTGAACAGGCAGAGAAGAACGGAAGACCTCCCCACCTGGGTAATCGTGGTGGAGACCCCCCAACTCACCGCAGAGGACAGGAAGAGGATCGCCCGCGAGGACGCGGAGATCCAGAGACGAAGAGAGGCGTATCCTCTCCACTAAAGGTGATATGATGGGCGGATACAAGATCAGCTACGAGGCCTTCGAGACCTACGTTCAGAATCAGGCCCGGATGGCGAAGAGGGAAAGGGAGAAGTCTGAGGAGATGAAGGATGCGAAAAAGTTGTTCATGCAGGGTAGTTACATCGGCTCGGCGGAGGGGAGAGAGTACGCCGTCTCTGAGCTCGCCGAGTACCTCGGCGTCTCGGAGAAGGAGGTTAAGAGGATCTGGGAGGACGCCGAGAAATGAGTGCCCGCGTCTCTATGCGTGTCCGCCTCCTCGGACGGGTCCCCGACCCCGAGCACAAGTACCGCGACGAGTACACGCAGGAGGCCGAGGTCGAACTCACCGGCGACGACCTCCCCACCGTACAAACATCCGTCGACGCTAAGATAGTGGAGATCCGAGCAGAGTTCGCGAAGAGGCTCCACGAGCTCGGCGGAGCCGAATACAAGGAGGCCACGTCTTGAAGTACAGCATCGGCTTCAGCCGCAAGGTGCAGACACAGCCCTACGAGAACATGGAGGTCACCCTCACCGCCGAATTTGATGACGAAGAGTGCCCCATGGAATACGCCAAGGACACCGTCATAGAGAAGGTGGAGCAGTGGATCGACACCGAACTCGCATCCCTCGGCCTCAGCCGCCCCAAACCGGAGGCCATTATAATATGACCCCAGTATGCCCTAAGCACCATGAGTACGACCCAGAGAACCCAGACTGCGTGGAGCATGAGCACCGGAACGAGGCGGGGGCGCTCATCTACACGAGCAGATGCCCCCTTAAATGGATCTGCGAACAGGCGAAGATCCTCAGCGCCCACGCTCCAGCTCGTCGAGCCTCCGATTAGTCTCATCGAGGCTCCGCCGCATCTCCTCAATCTTACGCTCCGCCTCGGCGTCGCCCCCCTTATAGATCCTGAGGCTCGGGAGCATCCGCCTGTACTGCTCAAGGTGCTTCTTCTCCTCAGCCCTGAAGTAGCTCACATCCTGGTACCCGCCCTTGTGGCCCATCCAGTGCTCCCTGAAGCTGACGTCGACCCCCACCGAGTTGCTCCGGAAGAACTTGCGCAGCGTGTGGATGTGCAGCATATACTGGCGCCCACTCTTCTCCGTGAGGCCCGCCCGCTCAAGGATCCGGACGTAGCGCCACCGGAACCCCGTGGTCGATCTGCGCCCCATCCCCACCAACGTGATCGTGGGAGTCGCCGTTGGTTACACCCTTCGCCGCCACCGCGTAGTCGGAGGAGGCGGTGTAAGCGGCGGAGCCGCCAACCATGAATTCAAGGAACCCCCTAGGGTTATATGCTTGACTGGGAGTATGTCAGTATAGAATTTAGGTTGGGAGCGTCTTTATGCCGATGGCGGGGCAGTTGTCGCCCGTCGAGAGTTCCTGCCCCATGTTTGAGGATTCCCACGTCGCGCCCACGAGGCTCAGCACTCCGCATTTCAGGGCGTTGAAGTCCAGCGCCTTCGGGTCGATCCTCTGGGCGAAGAGTGGCACGGGCGCCTCCACGGTGATGAGAAACTCCGCCTCGGCGAAGAGGGCCCGGCTGTAATTTCCGTAACCCGTCACGACCACCTGTATGGCGGTGATGGGCTCGGTGGTGAATGGGAGCCTGTCCTTGAAGATAAGCTCCGGCCAGTCGAAGATTTCTATGGTTATGCTGTCCCCCATGAGGGCGAGGTTGACCTGCTGGAAGGGCCTCCCCCCGAAGCCCTTGATCCGCTCGGTGAGGCCCTCGGGAAGCTCCGTGGTCTGGTAGTTCGCCGTCGGCCTCATGCTGAGGGTTCTGTTCCAGATCAGCCGCTTGAAGACGCCCTGCCCCGATGTGACTTGGAGGCAGTTCTGCTGGACCCACGCCTTCTCGGGTGAGATGGTGTTGAGCTGGAGGCTGAAGTAGCCGTCCCCGAACTGGCTGTCCCTCACCTTCGCGGGTTTGAGCCAGCGGAACTCGGCCTTCGCCCACTCGATGGGCTTACACTTGGCGTGTAGGAGATACCACAAAGCCACCTCAACCTCAGGAACCATTTAGGGTTTCTTAAACGGGTTCTTTAAATATGGAGATTTAGATAAGGCGTATAACGCCTCTTTTGGCATACGTTCTAGTGACCAGTTTCTCGCCGCCTCGATAAATTGTGTTTTTTCCTGTATAGTAGTTGGCCGAATAATACCCGCATCATTTATTGTCTCCGATGGTTTAACTTCTATCTCCATCGCTTCGTTCTCTAGGTCTAAAGACACGAGTCTCCAGCTTACATTTCCCAATTTTATATCTATCATTCTGATGGGGTCATTCTCATCTCCGGCAATGTAAGGCTTCTCTTCTTTCACTGTTCCCGTTATAGGCATTGTCATCCTCATAACTTAGTTGCACCTCCAAAAACCATAGCTGAATAATGACAATATTGATTTGCAGAATCATAACTATGAACATCCACCCTTAAGATTCGATCGCCACTTGAACAGGCTTTATTAGCACTTGAATATTTGGAGCCAAAATCATTTAGTTGAATAGTTGCACTCTCACTTTGCTGCACGCCATCTATGAAAAACCTCAGTTTGCCCCTATTATCCGCAGAACTAACGCATCTGAAATCTCCGTAGAAACACCCCTCGACAACAGAAGCCTGGGCAAGCGTGATAGTCACCGATAATATTGTTGTATCTCCACCCGGAGCGATTTGACTAGAAATCTCATAATCTATGTTTGCCGATGCTTTAGTAGTTTGACTACTGATGTCTGTTCCCATCGTGTCATGAATGATCGCAAGTGTTCCCGCCTTACCGAATATGGTTACGCCGCTCTTGATATTGGCAGATGCGAGATCAGCGTCTATCGCGTCCAACCCACCGACGTCCCCGGCGTGGTAGCCCGCGGGATAATCATCGTTAGCCGCCGCTATGGCGACCGTCGGCATCGTACCCGTCTTCAGCACCGTGCTGCCCGCGTAGAATGTCTTGGGGTCCTTGACGTCGCCTACGGCGGCGTCTCCGAGGCTAATTATATCCTTACCCATGATCTTAGCCAAGTCATCTAAGTCTTTACCCATTATTTTTGCGGTTCCCATCTTACACCAACTCCGTTACCACGTAACTCGGGTTGAAGAACACTATGTCGGCAGTCACCACATATCCGCAGACCTGCACCTGATCACCCGACCCCACGGGAGATGTTTGGCTCATCGCCCCGGGGGTGACGGACGCGAAGAGGAGATTAGCCGCCCCCGCGCCCAGCACCCACGCCCAGGCATCATGCCTGAAGTACCCCACATGTAGGAGTTTTCCGGCGGCGTCGGCCAGTATAGTCCCCATGGCCATCACCGTCGCGGGCATCTTCGCCGCCGTGTCCGCGTCCGCCTTCCAGTATTTGCCGTCGCTCTCCATGAAGAGCACCTCCCCCGCCGAGACGTTTTCGCCCACGGTGTCGACGGTGATTATACCGCTTCCCGTGTCATCTACGCCGAGAGATGAATCTAGTTCGCCGGTACGTTCTATCCAAGCGTCATCCGCCGCGTTCCGCTGGTAAAGCTTATCGTCGTCGGTGTCGAACCAGAGCATCCCCGCATAAGTGGTGCCCGGCGCCGCCGCACCGATGTACAGAGTCTTCATATTCATCCTGGCGGCTGTGACTACATCCGCGACAATCCAGAGACCTTCCCCAACCATTTCACTTCTCCTCCTTCATTTTAATTTAATCAAGTCACTGAAAGTTCATAGCTCACTGTCACAGTTTTTGTGGCGTTTTTTGTCTTTGAGGCACCCAACACGGTTCGGGCGACGAGGACACCCCCCACTGCCAAAGTCAGCATTCCTATCTCCCACCACGTTCCATTGCAGTCGGCCGCTCCGAAGAAGGTGTCATATGTGACCGCGGAGCCGGTTATGGAGATGTTCGTGACCACGAGGCGGCCTATCTCGGCCTCCATCGCCGAGTCACCCTCGGCCGCCGGCGTGAAGCCGGAACCCACCGCACAGTACCCGCATGGGTCGAGGGCGTCGCCCTTCATCAATTTGGCGTAGAGTTCCTCCCCGTCGTCCGTGACGAGGTTGTTCCTCCACGCCGTCTCTTCGAGAATCTCACCCGTTTTTGCGTCCCTTATGGTGAGCCGGCATCGGCCCTTTATCCGTACTTCATCTCTTAGTTTCATCCAATCACCTCTATAATTTTATCGACACATTCTGAGACATCTTTATTAATTTCATGCTCCCAAAAACGGAGAACAACCCAACCTTTATCATTAAGTAGCATGTTTTGCCTCTGATCTTTCTCAATCGCTCTCTCATCCTTCCTATGCCAGTAATCCCCATCGGCAAACACAGCCACCTTCAAACTTGGAAAAACAATATCCGGTTGACAAATACCTTCAACAGGTAAATGCTTCTCATAGACTCTCCCTCGGCGATCAAGTTCCTCTTGTAACGCAATTTCAATCGACGTATCCGTCGTAGGAATAACATGTCCCAAGCGTGCTTTTCTCTGTCTCTGTTTAGTTACTTCAGAGACGATCTTGCCCCGTTCTGCCTCACCGTTTTTTCTCACACGCGGATCTGTTTCCTTAGTTAATCCCTTATTCCAAGATCCCTCTTTTTGAATCCAATTTAGCAAAGCGTCATTTCCTAATCGTTTCTTCGTGGCGCTCATTTTTCGTCTGGTTTCCTCACTACATACTTGACTCTTACGTTTATCTCTCAATATCCGTTTAGTTTCTTCGGTGTGCTTCTGACCCCTTCGAGATGTGGTATATCCAGTTAAACCCTTATTCCAAGGGATAGCTCCTTTTTTTAGATGAGTTCGACCTGTGTTTCGAATAGAATGACCTTTCTTGAATGGACCGACATATTCCCGATTCTTTAGGGTTTTACTAATACGATTTTTGGTTTCAGTAGTTAATTTATGTCCTTTCATGGCTTCGCTTTTGCGTTTTTTCTGTTCATCCGTCTGTTTGTAGCCTTTGCGTGGCATAATTAAATATGGGATTTTAAATATTTAAATTTATCAACCTAAGTCAGCCAATATCACTGAAAGAAACGCGAGCCACATTTGCGGCCTCAATCTTGAATGAGCCGCTGGCCAGCTCCGTCGCCACGACTGCGTCTAGGGCCGTCGCCGTGTCCGGCCCCACTGCCTCAACTAGGTTGACGAGGCCCACGTCTACGCCGAATGAACCTATTTTGGTGCGGTCGATGTCTAGGCGCAGCCTGTTCAGCCACTCGGCGAGCTCCTCCGCCGACCTGCCAAGGCCCACGTCCATGTAGTTGACGCCGTCCTGTCCCCCGGGGAAGCTGAAGGAGACCTTCTGCACTACGTATTGCACCGCGGCGATTCCGAGGGGCGCAAGGGTCAGCGTCACCAGCTTACCCCGATCCGGGATGACGGCCTGGTTCACCGTCTTCAGGGACTTGACGCTCGGGGTCTCATCCGCCAACTCGTCGAGCAGCGCCTGGGCCGTCGCCCGCGCCACGTCCCTGCTCACAATCGCCCTATCCTCGTGAACGAGCTCCCGCCACAGGTAATCCCCGCCCGAGGCGTAGTCCTGCTTCGCGGCGAGGATGGGCACCTTGTAGTGCGTCTTATACGCCATCCGGTAGCTCGCAGCCTGCACGGTCCAGGCGGAGCCGTCGACGCTGTAGGCGTTCTCCCCCGCCGCCAAGTTATCATGATACCACTCATAGTAATCGGTCACGTCGCCCACTATCTGGAGGACGATCCAGTACTTCACGCCGATGAGGAGCGTCGCCTCGATCCGGGTAGGCCTCCAGCTTGCCGCGGTCTCCACAAAGTCCTTATCGATGCTGAACGTGGCGACCTTCGCATCCGGCCCCGCGCTGTCTGTCCTTATCTCCCCCTCAAGGTTGGCCGGGTTGAGTGTTCGTTTAAGGTAGAGGCTGATCTGGTCGAGGTTGGATCTCTGGGGCGTGAAGCTCTGGGCGTACCAGTAGTCCTTCGTGTTTACTGCGGCGGCGTGGATCAGCTGCTCCCGGTCTACCTCGTAGTAGTAGCCGCCGAGGACGTAGACCCTGTTTTTTATGGGGTACAGGCTCGACAGCTTCTCGGTGTCGCCGGGGGAGAGATCGGTTTGGTCGTAGGTGACGCCCGAGTCCTCCGTCTTCGCCTCCTTCCAGTAGAAGTTGGGCCAAGGCGTGCAGCGGTAGGTGAAGCCGCTTACATTCGCCAGGTAGTCGAGCACTTCCCGGAGGGACCGGTATGGGAACCGGGCGTCGTCGAGGGTCGTCGCCGTCACGTCGATGTCAGTCTGGACCACTGCCGGCGCGTATTTCGTCAACAGGTCCGCCACGATCAGGCTGACCTCCTTGTTCAGGTAGGTCTCCATGATTATCCGGTCCAGGTAGACGCTGAACACGTCGCGGCCCCTCACCTCGACCATTATGGTGGTCGGCAGGGGCCACGTCTCCTTTACCTCCTCCACCATGCCGTATAGGCGCCGGGTGGTCGGCGGCGTGAAGGTGTCGAGAAATATTTCTACGATGCAGCCTCGCTCTAGCCATAGCCTCTTGGTGCCGTCGTAGTCCTCTAGGGTGAAGGTGAAGTCGTCCGCTATCAGGTGGTCGAGGCTCAGCTTGAGGGCGTCTCCATACCCAAGGACGCCGGGGCTAATGTCATGAACTACGCTGCTTAAATCAGTAACCTGGACCTTCGCGAACCACATATTTTATCCACGCAGTCCTCAATATTTTCTAAGCGTTTTAAGGATCAAGTCCGCCGCGAGGCGGGCGGTCGCCTCATCGGCGTTCCCCTGGATGGTGAAGTTGAAGGTTATCGAGCGATCTGCCCCACCTCCGCCTCCCCCGCCCCTTCCCATCGGGGTGACGCTGACCCACTCGGGCCCCGCCTCACCGACGATCATGGGCGTGGGTTTGGTTATTACACCCTCAAATCCGTGTTGCCCGTAAACCCATTCCATCTCACCGGTCTCATAATTTCTCGTCCGTCCAGTCGCCCCCGGAGGATAACCCTCATGCTGAACCGTGCCATCTAATCCCCCGTCAAGGGGCGCCGCGGGGTAGATTGGGTTTGGAGGAGTAGGGTAAGTGGGCGCCGGGACGCTCTGGCTGAAGATGCTGAGGATCCAGTTCCAGGCGCTCTGCGCCGCCGAGACCATCCCGCTCCAGATGTTGCCGAGGCTCGTCGCCATCGCCTCGTTCCTGATCCTCGCGTTCTCGCGGTAGGCGTCCATCGCCGCGAGGCTGCCCGCGTGGCCCTTTTCCTCGATGACCTTCTTGTCGGCCTCAGCCTTGCTTACGATGGTGTTTCTCTCAGTTGCCTTATCGGTCTCAAGTTTGCTGAGGTCTGCTTGGAACTTGTCGGCCATCGTCTTCATCTCAGCCCTGATGGTATTGATGTCCGTCTTCCTCTGCGCCTCGAGCGCCACGATCTTGGCGTCGGACTCGGCCTTGGCTATCTGCTCCTCCCCGACTCTCTTCTCCTCGAGGGCTGCGATCTGTTCTGCCGCTGTCTGCTTCAGGGTCATTATGTCTGTTTCGTGCTGCGTCTCCATCGCCTTTAGTTTGGCGGTCTCCTCGTCCTTGATGGTGGTTAGGGCGTCTTTTAGATCCGACTGGAGCTGCTCGAGTTCCTGCGCGGCCGTCTTCTGGTCGGCTAGGTACTGATCCTCGAGGGCTGCGAGACGGGTGTTCTCCTCGGCCTTGATCTTGGTGACTGCGTCCCTCTTCTCTGCTTGGAGGGCCTCGAGTTCGCCAGCGTGAGCCTCCTCGTATTGCAGTTCCTGTATCCTGTAGTCCTGGCTCTTCGCGCTTCGCGTAGCATTGTAGGTCTTCTCGAGGTCGCTGATGGTTTTCTCATACTGTTCTTTAGTTAGTTGGCCACTGGCGTATGCGTTGTCGGCGGCCTCCTTCTGAAGCAGGAAGTTGAGCTCGAGGTCGTCGAGGTCCTTGCGCCTCGCCCCGGTGATCTCGCTGAGTCCGCCTTCAACAATGCCTATTAGGTTGTCGTAGTAATTCGTCGTCTCATCGAGTTGTGATCGGTATTCTTCTTTGATTGACTCGGTTTGGTTCTTGTAGGTCTCTTTGATATCATCGAGACTCGTCTTGGCGGCGTCGATAAGTAAGCCGTAGTTAGCCTCGGTGGTGCTTAACTGTATATCGAGTTGGGTTTTGATCTCATCTATCTGAGTCCGGTAGGACTCTTTGATCTTATCGAGGTTAGCGCTGAGGGCGTCCTTGACGACGCTCTCCTGGTCCTTGAAGCTGCTCTCTATGTCTCGGATCTGCTTCTCGAGGGCGCTGCTTATTTCGTCTTCGAGCTTGTCGTAATGCTTATTGTATTCCTCAACGACCTTGTCGAAACCGGTGGCCTCGACGTTGAGCTGGTCGAGCCACTTCTTCGCGGCGTCGTCGACCTGCTTCTTATACGAGGACTCTGCCGTGGCCTCCATCTCGGAGTACCGCTTGTCGATGTCGGCGAGCTGGGCCTGGGTCGCCTGCTCGATGGCGGCGGTCTGCTCCTCATTCGCCCTTTGCGTCTGACCGGTGAGCCAGCCCCAGAAGTCGCCTATCCTCTGCAGCGCCCCGCCGATCATGTCGAGGATCGGCTTGAGCTTTTCGGCGAGTATCCTGCCGAGGGCGTCGACGGCGTTCCTGAAGGGCTCCACGTTGTCGTAGGCCCATTTGAGGCCGATGACTAGGGCGGCGAGGGCGGCGACCACGAGGAATATCGGGTTGATTGCCATCACCGCGTTTAGAGCTGCCTGGGCGGCGGTCATTATGCCGGTCGCCACGGTCGTCAGCGCGATCTTCCCAGTGAGGACGGCCCAGGCCGTGCCGGCGGTGGCGGCGATGAAGCTGCTCACCGTGGTGCTGAGGCCCAGGCCCGTCATGGTCTTGTCAAGGCCGGCGATCATGGTTATCGACGCGGGGATGACTCCGAGGGCGAAGCCGACGTAGCTCTCCTTCAGGTTATCCGTCACCATGGTGGCGCGGTCCTGCGAGACGCTTGCCCGCTCCTGGGCTATTTCGAGGTCCTTCAGGGCGGAGGTTGCTTGCTCGCTCGCTGGCCCGAACTTCTCCACCGTGGCGGCGTATCTCCTCTGGGCGTCCTCGGCGGCGTTGGCGGAGGACTTTGCGCCCAGCATGGCCTTATCCACGCTGACTTGAGTGTCGATTAGTCGGTCGTATCCCTGGTAGAGGGCCCACGCGCTGGTAGCCACGCCGCTGAAGCCCTGAATGAGGTCCTTCGTCGAGGCGGCGTTGCCCTCAATCTTCCGCTGAAGGTTCTCAACGCGCGTGGATGCCTGGTCGCTGGTTGACCCGAGGTTGGCCGTCGCATCCGCCGTCTTCTGCATGGCGGATAATGCGGTTTGGATGTCGGCTTTGATCTGGATTAGAAGACCCAGTTCCTCACTCATTTCCTCAGTCCCTCTTTTATTATTCTCAGGATATTGTGTTTGTTTCCCTCATATGCGGGGCGCATGAACGGCTGAGGCCTCTGTCTGCTCGTGCCAAATTCGACGTGAGATGCATAGTTGACCTTCTTCTTCGTTTTGGGGTTGGTGACGTAGCCGCCGGCTGAGATCCCTACGTTATAGAAATGAGTTTTTGGTTTCGCGAATGCCTGGACCCTTATACTGGACCTGAGACTCCCCGTATCCACCGGACAGAAGGCTTTCGCATCGTCCCGCATCTGGGCCGCCACTTCTCGCAGCGCATCTGCCGTAGATGATTCCAGAGCCTCCTGCATCTGCGCCAGCCGCGCCATCAACTGATTTATACCGTAAATTTCAACGCTTGCCACGGTTATCCCTCCCTGCTGCTTTTGAGATTCTTGACGTATTGGTTCCATGCCGTGATGTAGAAGACGCGCTCCAGCGGCTCAAGTTCCCCGAACTCGGTGGGCGTCTTCCCGATGTGGACTAGGAACTCGAAGAACGCCTGGCCGTGTTCGCTCTCGGCGAAACTTGGCGACGTCAGCCTCCGTGGGCTGGCTGGCGATGAGGACGTCGTTTATGATCCTCATTGGGACGTCGATGTTGAAGCCCCGCCCACCCCTCCAGTAGGTGAGGTCTAGGGACTTGTCGACGCATACCTCGGCGACGAGCTGATAGATGCTCTGTACGATCTCGGTGCCGCGTTTCTCCAGCTTCTGTATCTCCTTTATGTCCGAGGGCGCGTTTTTGAGTTCATCCTTGAACTTCAGGAGTTGAAGCCTGTAGTCCCCGACGGTTTTCTGTTCGTCGGGGCTCAGCAGCCTAGCCTCGATGGTGAAGTCGCCGAGGTCGTCCTTGAACGGGATTTTAACGGTGTTGCTCTTCAGCCGGCGCATGAGGCGGTCCCTGACGTTGAGCCCCTGGATGAGCTGCTTACGCTCCTCCTCGGTCAGCGTGGAGACCGCCGCCTCCATATCCTTGCGCTCCTCGACCTCAGCGGCTCTCTGCTCGGCGGTCACTTTGACCGGCTTAACGTTGATAGGTTCTGAGGTCCTATCATTTACGGTCATGCAGGCACCGTATCCATCGAGAGGGCGAGTCCCTTGTACTTCACGTTCACCGCGACGAGTGCCTTAAGTCCGACCTTGAGGTTGCCCCCGCTGAACTTCACGTTGCTCAGCTTGATGCGGGGCTGCCCCACAGTCTCCCCGTTGGGGAATAGGTAGAAGCTGTAGTCAGTGAGCCGCTGGTAGTAGTCGCTGATGCCCAGGGCCTTCCCGAGGAGATCCCTGGTTATGTAGAGGGCGTCGATGGTGCCGCTGAGGTATGTGTGGCCCTCCTTGAGCTCCTGGGGTGCCCTGTTTCCGAGTTCGAGAACCTCCTCGAGGTCGCCGGAGAAGTCGACGCTTACGCCCTGGCCTCTGGCCACGAGGGCCGTTGTGAAGTAGCTGATGCTTACAAGCTTCCCGGCGTCGCCGCCTGCGTTCTTCGCGGCCAGGACTTTGACGAGGCCTGTGGCTCCCGTGATGGTAAAGTCTGCCCCCGCGTCGCTGAGTTCAACCCATGATAGGCCCGTAGACACCCTGGTGAACACGTCTACGTCGGTCTCCGCGTCCGTTGTGACGCCGGCACCCGTCGTTATGGGAAAATTTTTCGTATAGAAGTCCTGATCTACTCCGGCTCCGGAGAGTACTCCGAGGTACTCCTTCTGGATCTTGGTCTCAGCAGTCAGGCGCTCGAGCCTGATCTTGACCTGCGAGCCATGATAGGTCGTTGACATCCATCAGTCACCCTTAGGTGTCGATCGTCAGAGCTAGGCCCTTGAACTTCACCGACTCCTGGGCGACGCCCTTCAGCGGCATCTTAAGCGAGTAGCCGCTGAACTTGGCGTGGGCGACGAGTATCTTAGGCGACGCGTCCCCCTCAGGGAACAACGCGATCCAGAACTCGGTGTCTACTGCCTGGTTCGGCAACTCGAGGAACTTCGCGCCTGAAGCGCTGAAGTCTCCGGTGGTGAGTTCCCTCGATATGGAGCCGCTGATGGACACGTGGCCCTCCTTGAGCTCCTGAGGGTCCCTATCCCCGTGGATGTATATCTCCTCGAGGTCCCCCGCGAAGTCTATGCTTAGATCAGTCGTCGGACTTGCGTCCGTGTATGCGACTGTATCCGCTGTCTTGACGGCCACCTTACATTGTGACCCATGGTACGTACCCATTTTCTTTCAACCTCCTCCTCCATTTTTAGAATCCCTACTTCTCTCAGCCACGATGCTTTAGTAGGGCAGCATCTTCAACTGAGCTTAATTTTGTCAACGCAAGACTTTACATCCAAGTTGATTTCTGATTCTCTAAAACGATAGACAACATATCCTACCTTGATGTTTCAATCCTTGTTTTCTTGGATCGACCTCTGCGTGTAGAAGACTACTCCTCTTCCTCATCTGGAATTGGCTCATTAAATGAGATTAGGGCCGGGACGCTAGCTCTCTTGATGTGCTCCTCAGCCAGCATCCTGTAGTATTTGGGTAGGCTTAGTGACGTAGTCATAAAGCCCTCCTTACCCATGCTTCGAGTGTCATTCATGGCGGCTAGGCTTGCAGTTAGTAGCATCGACACCTGCTTCTTCAGGTTGGTAGTCCATGCCGTGCCCGTCATGCCCCGCGCCAGCATCTCGGCGTCGGCTAACGCGATTAGTGCTGTTAGTCTCTCGTCTGTTGTTCCCGTGTCGATTATGTCTCGGACATCGGTTGGTAGGCAGTTAGTCATTTTAGTCCTCCGCTATACTAATTACCTGAAATTCTATGATGCCGTAGCCGTTCTTCGCGGCTATGGTTACTTTCCAGACGGCTCTCCAGAATCCGCTTGGGCCGGCGGCGGGTAGGTCAAAGTCTTGATAATATGAGCCTAGGTCAACGTCGGGGGTGGGTGCTACCATGTCGGCCCCGCTCTGCGTTCCATCGGGTTTGAATATTTGTATTATCTGTGAGTCAGGCGCAATGGGGTCGCCGTCGAAGTCGGTTACCGCGTTCCTGATCCTGATCGTTTCTTCATAGTAGATCGTCATTTTTCTATCTCCCTTTCTTCATTGATGGTTATTCTAGGATTGATGGGGAGTTGCCTATTTTCTGTAGGTAGGGCTGCCCACCTTGACGGCTGATGGTGATATTCATCGCTATTTCATTTAGGTCGATGTTTGTCTTGAATGGTTTGTAGAGTAGCGCGTCTAGGGTGAAGCCGTGTGTTCCTATTTTGAGTGTGATGCCGTCTAGCGTGAATGGTTTGGTATTGTTCTCCTTCTCAATTAGACCGTCTAAGCTAAAGTCCTTGGCGCTATCAGGTTTCTTAATAAGCCCGTCTAATGTGAGGGTTTTCTCTGTGTCGGCCTTCTTAATCAGGGCGTCGAGGCTAATGTTCTTTACGTTGTCACTCTTTTTTAGTAGGGCGTCGAGGGTGATGTTCTGTGTGCCTATTTTAAGTAGGATTGCGTCAAGAGTAAGGTTCTTTGTGGTGTCCTGCTTTTCAATCAGGCCGTCTATCGTGAAGTCTTTGGTGTTGTCAGCCTTTTTTAATAGGGCGTCTATGGTGAAGTCTTTAGTTACTTCCCCCGCGCCGATGAGTATCGCGTCTACTGTGAAGGTCTTGGTGTTATCCTGCTTCTCGACTAGGCCGTCAAATGAAAATGTTTTCCCAGTGTCAAACTTCTTTATTATCGCGTCTAACGTGAAGTCTTTTGTGTTGTCCTGCTTTTGAATTAATCCGTCTAAAGTGAAGTCCTTTACGTTATCCGGTTTCTCTATCAGCCCATCCACGGTGAAAGTCTTTACGTTATCTGGTTTCCTTAGCAGTGCATCTATCGTGAAGTTCTTGGTGTTGTCGCTCTTCTTCAGGATGGCATCGACTGTGAAATCTTTGGTAGTGTCAAGTTTTTGGATCAGACCATCTAATATGAAGTTCTTTATATTATCAGATTTCTTTAATATCGCGTCTACTGTGAAGTCTTTGGTCGGCGTTGATTTTAGGATCGCGTCAACAGTGAAGGTCTTGGTGTTATCCTGCTTCTCTATTAAGCCGTCTAATGTAATTGTCTTAATATTATCCTGTTTCTCTATCAGCCCATCCACGGTGAAAGTCTTTACGTTATCTGGTTTCCTTAGCAGTGCATCTATCGTGAATGTCTTGGTGTTGTCGCTCTTCTTCAGGATGGCATCGACTGTGAAATCCTTCGTGCCAACGTAGACGAGAACCGCGTCGATCGTAAAATCTTTAGTGTTATCACTCTTCTTCAGGTACGCATCCGCGGTGAAGTCTTTTGTAGTTGTTAGTTTTAGGATGGCATCAGCCGTGAATGTCTTGGTGTTGTCGCTCTTCTTCAGGACGGCATCAGCGGTGAAGTTTTTAGTCGGCGTCGATTTTAGGACTGCATCGACAGTGAAGGCTTTGGTATACGTTACTTTACTGGACGCGATCCACGCCACGGGGGGCCTGCCCTCAGACCACTTGGGCGAAGTATCTGAGGTTGTTGTGGGTGTGTAGGGTCGCCCCTCGGCCCACAGCACCTCGTTAGCCGTGCTAGGTCACCACTATTAGGGGGTCAACCCAGATCTCCTTGTTCGCCTCGTATTTGCTGAGGCAGATGCGGAGTTGGACCATCCCTGCGGCGGCGGGGTCGCATGTCACGTCGAGGGGGGTCCACGTCTCCTCGGCGGCTATGGCGTCGTTGCTCTTGACGTTGGCTCTGCCCGCGTCTCCTGCTTGGTCGAAGTAGTTAGCCTCAAGCCATAGCTGGGCTGAGGTGGGTAGTGCCGCCCATCCGCCGTCTGCTAAGACGTAGACGGTGTAGATGTGCGATGCGCCGTCGCTGTATATCCACGCCTCGTAGATGATGAAGGGCGTGTCGGCGTAGTCATCTAGGGTTGCGTAGCCTATGGCTTTAATGCTTGTGTCTGCGCCGCCTGCGCGGATGAATCCAGCTGTTTGTCTGCTAGTGTATCCTAGTCCCATGTAGATTCTATTATCATTTTTCGTGTTGCAGTCTATGAAAGCAACTGCTACGTTATTCCGTTGCCCCGCATCACCAGTATACGTAATCTTCGCAAAGTCTAAAGAACACCCTATCATTACACATACACGCGCTGTTATACCTATAAACAAGTCAACAGTGCTATTTGTAATCGTGGTTTCAATTACTCTAGTTCCACTTGCGTTCAAATATAAACTGGTTCCGTTAGAATCTAAGGTGCACCCCGTAATAATCAGCCCGGTCATGCCGTTAATTCCCCTACCAGCACAATTCTTTACCGTGCAACCACTTACATAACTAGCAGTATCGCCCACATATAATGCATATGTGCCATCACAGTCGTCAACTTCACAGTTAATAAGACGCATTCCAATAGCATTAAAAGCGACACCAGTATTATTATCAATTCTAGTGAATTTTAGTTCCTCAAATCTCCAATAGTTATTATCCATTAACCATGTATATGTTGTATCGTCTGCTCCATCAAATATCGGGTCTGCTAACCCGCCCTCCCCAGCCCAATACGTGCCATCATCGGCGATAACCGTGATGTATGAAGTTAATGTTCCAGCCTCATCCGTCGTCATGTTGAGCGCCTTATGTGTATGCGTCTGCGCCCTGCGGCAGTAGAGCACGTCGCCAGCCGCCCTATTCTCAGTTGAGATATACTGGTAGAGGTGGACAAACGCCTTAGCCACCGTCGAGCCATCCTGCACACTCACATCCACGAAAGCCGTCGTGTCAGGGTCAATCGTAGCCTCACGGTAAGCGTAAGCCAAAACTATCGTGTTGGCATCCGTGACGCTCGCAATCCTATACCACTCAAGCTTCGTCGCCGCCTTAATATAGTCACCCGCAACCAGCGGCGTACCCCCAGCGCAGCAAGTGGTGGCGTTCCCAGCTAGGGAGTGGACATCCGTGCTCCCGTTGGTCCAGTGCCACGTGCTAGCCAAGTCACCCGTCGTAATCGTCCTATCGAGGAACCTGTTAGCCACTTAACCACCTCTCCACGCCACAGCCCGTGCACCGAAGCCCCAGCCTATGACTAGGTTCATCCCAGACAACCGCGTCCATCAGGTTAATCACGACGTGGCAGACAGGGCACGCGCCCCGGACGTAGAGCCTACCATTCACCTCCTCAGCGGTCAACGCGACGTTGAGGTTTCTGCGCCTCAGAAACTCGGCTACAACCGCCTTCGCCTTATCCCGCAGATGAACCAGTTTCTCCCGCCTGAACTCCGCCTCATGGTCGATGAAGGCTTGGTACTGGGCATCCGTCAGCGCCGCATACATCTCCCTCGGGAACACGCCCTCAACGTAGGCAAGCTCCCGTCTCAACCTGCGGATCGTGGACGTGTAAGTGTCCAACGTGAATCTGAAGTGCTGTAAACCCAAAGTATTAGTGACGAATGCCTCAGACACCCAGCTTCTCCTCCTCCCTGAACACCACGGGGTAGAGCCACGGGTGCCCCTCCTCGAAGCGGCCCATGACCTCGACGTGGTCGGGGAACACCGCCGTTATGCTCTGGAAGTTCGCCCCATTCCGGGTCTCCTGCCAACCCACCAAGATGACCCTGCCCTTCTCCTCCCCCGAGAAACCAAGTTCAACCCGCTGCCGGTAAATCAGCTTACTCCCGGGCCTCAGGTGAAGGACAACTATGGGCTTGCCGTCGCCGCCCAAAATGATGAAATGGGTCAACCTGACCCTGTCAATCGCATCGTATCTCGCTACCTCGACACCATCGCTACTCAGTTGTGAGAGGCTGCTACCGTCGTTGTATATGGCTACCCAGCTCGGCATTGTATTGCTCCCCCGTTAGACTAGATTTCGTCGTACTTCCAGGTACCAGTGCTGTTAGCTAGGTCGCCGGGGGCCGCCGCGTTCGTGACGTGCATCTGCAACACGACGTAGTTGCTTGTCTCACCTATGGCGTTGATTATGGCCCCAGCCTCGCTGATCGAGACCGCCTTGGGCGCGCCCACCACTGCGAGGTACCAGCTTGTTATGCCAGTTATGTCAGTGTGCGCGCCAACCATAGTGGCGTTCACGTCGGCTACATCGTACCCCGTCGTCGCCCCACTGTTGTGGACGGGCGTCTCATCCCCCACGTCAACCAGTATGGATGCCGCCCAGATGCCCCCGTCGCTGTAGACTCTGAGGTTATCAACCTGCAGGCTCGGGGCCCCCGTGCACTTCAGGTAGATGCTCTTCCACCTGCTGTAGTTGTCGGCCCCCGCCGGTATCGGTATCGGGTCGGCGTTGTCGATCGTCGAGTTGTCCGCCCTCTTGAACCTGAGCATAGGCGGCCCTAGGGCGTCTATGCTGATGCTTGCCCCGGGTGCGTTCTCCGCCCCCGCGGTGTCGAGAAACGTCTCAAATGTCGCTGCTGCCATTTCATCACTTCACTTTTGTCCATTTCTTGAGTCCTTGCGGGCTCTCATCAGCCTGTCAATTCAGGGATAGGTTGTTATCGCCTACTCGTTGTTACTATGTGCAATAAGATGACAGTTTGCACATAAAATTACAAGTTTATCTCGTTCTATCCAATTTGTATCTGCGTTTCTATTATTTTTAGGATATTCATGCCCGTTTGGGGCGTGTGTTTCAAGTACTCGTATATCCTCAGTTCCACATCCGGCGCATTTTGCACCCAAATAGTCAATTAGGTTTTTCCTTATTTTTCGCATCTTTTCATTTCTTTTAAGATTCCATTCATCCTTCTTTATATGATAGTATGTTTTATGGCATTGCTTACACTCAGTAGCTCTTCCATAAGGGCCGGTTTTTTGCTTTACGAATAGTTCCAATTCTCGTTCTTCATGCGCTTCTAATCCGCAAGTTCTACATTTTCGTAACGCTGTCTCGCTGATTCGTTTTCTAACCATATATACATCTTGAATTTATCTGCATATATAGTTACTGATTAATTGGTCGCGGACACGCATGGTTTTCAGAATGTTCCGCCCGGGCGGAACTGTCAGACAATTCCAAGTGGACTCAGTCCACTTGCCCCGGGGCATAATTTATGTTGCTTTACGCCTGAGCCTTCTCGTACAGCATCTCCACGGTCAGTGAGGACCTGAGGAGCCCCACTTCGTCGAGTTCACGCCACCCCGAAGCGTTCACGTGCTTATAGCCGGTGCCGGGGCTAGCGCTGTAGTGGTGGAGGCACCGGTCGACATCCTGCACGAGGTCGCTGCGCGTCTTCTCGGCGGCGTATGTGAGGTTGCGCTTCTCCTTGACCCAGACGTCGACCTGGATGATCTCCCGGATCATCTTGCTGAATGAGCCGAGGCTGCTGATCGGGGCGTCCGCGGCTATGACGGGGCCGACGCTGATCACCCAGCCGTGGGCCGCGAACTCGGATTCACCGGGCCATCGATCCATGACGTGCCCGGGTATCAACACTGCGGGGGTTCGGTCATCGTAGGCCTTGACGCCGTGGGTGGCGTTCTCAAGCAGCGTCTTTATGGCTATCTTGGCGCTGGTCACCTGAGGTCCTCCTGGTATCGGTCATCCTCATCTATGTGCTCGTAGGGCGTCGCCTTGACCTTCCCCGTGATTCTCACGGGAATGCTGGCCCTCTTGATGTGCTCCTCAGCCAGCATCCTGTAGTATTTGGGTAGGCTTAGTGACGTAGTCATAAAGCCCTCCTTACCCTGGCTCCGAACATCATTCATGGCGGCTAGGCTTGCAGTTAGTAGCATCGACACCTGCTTCTTCAGGTTGGTAGTCCATGCCGTGCCCGTCATGCCCCGCGCCAGCATCTCGGCGTCGGCGAAGGCTATGAGTGACTCTATATTTGAGTCTGTTAGCCCAGTGTCTATGATTAGCCGAACTTCCTCATGCGTGCAGTTCGCCACTTTCAGCCACCTCTCTAAGGATTACGCGGGCTTCTGCTGAGCCCACTTAACGCGGCATACTAGCGGAGTCGATTGGTTGGCGGCCCATATCACCAAGCAATCAACCCTGACAGACCTACCCTCGTATAGTGGCGCGGCCTCATTCATAGCGATCGCCTGATCCGTCGTCATTAGTTGATTCACGGCATCTACTCCGGGTATTCTGCGACAGTAGTAGGGGGTCGCCGACACTGGATCAACCTGACTGTGGATTATAGTGATTCCGTCCACCGTGACCCTAACCTGCATTGGGTTTGGCTGGGTTATGGCCCAGGTTATGTCCTCCTCTATGCTATGTATCTTCACGTTCATCGAGGTGGGTAGGACGGGGTATATGGTGGTGCTGACTGGGTCGTCCTGTGAAATGAATGCGTCCACCTGTTCCTGAAAGACGCCTGTATATTTATCGAGTGAGCCGACCATTGGTTAAGCCCCCAGGATGTCGACGTCGACGCTGCCGTGGTTCGGATTGACCGTCGTGATTATCTGGACATCAACATAGAGCCAGGCGTCCTCTAGGGTCTGCCAGTCGCTTCCCGCCTTGGCGATGGCCTTAGGCGCTAGAAGCTCCTCGGCTGTGCCTGATGTGCGGCTCTGTCCGAGGACCTTATAGGTGATTGCGTTGACGTTCTTCTCGACGATGTGAATAAGGAGCTTAGTTATGTGGGGTGGGACTTTGACTAGGACCGCGCTAACGTAGGCGTTTGTGCTTGGCTGCGCTGAGATTGTACCGATTAGCTCAGGCAACGGGTTTCTTCACCTTCTTAAGTTTGGGCGGTTCGTCAAGCGCCTCGATTGAGGCCGACATTTCTGCTTTAGGCCCCTCAGTCTCTAGTTCCGCCTCAGCCTTCTCCTCTGGCGTTGCCTCTAATGGTTCTGGGACCACTTCAGGCGTTTCCTTGATGGGCTCTAGGAACCTAGAACATGGTTTCAGATAGGTTTCAGGTAGCTCCACGATGTCTCCAGGGAAGTATCTAACCCTATTGACCTTGAAGCTCTTGACCTTCATCGATACCGTAAACTTCAATTTTTACTCCTCCTCGGTATCGACGGACTTTTACCGTCATCT